TGATTTTTGGGCATTACTCCAACGTCCTGAAGTTTATATATACAGGTCTTACACTCCTGCCAGCTCCTTTAACCTTTTTCAGCACGCCAATCTTCACAAGCCGGTTAATAATGTCAGACGTATTCCCCATACCAGCTTTACCTCTTACATTACATATATCCCGTATAGACGGCCCAAACCCATACTTCTTCCACCACTCATCTATACACAAGAATACTTCCTTCTGCGCCGGCGTCATATTCTTCTCCACACACTCTTGAAACGACATCACTTTTCGCTTTGCCGTCATCTCCCTGTTTATAAGTAATACCGTCATAATGTTGTCAATGTTTTACTGCACATTTGCGCAGTAATCGTTTGATAACTATTTGAATTCCTAAAAATATATACCCCCACCCTATTCTCCTTTATCCGAACAAGGGGGTAGCTTCCCATACAACGCTATAAACGCATCATCGTCAGAAATAATATCCTTCTCCGCATTGTCAATTTGAGAAGATGACGGGGGGTCTGCGCTAGGTATAGGTGAGTCTGTATTTTGTTGGGATTGTTCGAGTGGAATAGTATGTAAAGTGCACAGGTGAGGCTCAATTGCAGCTTCGGGGGGTACGGGGCGGGTACCCTCGGCGTTATCAGAATCGTAATAATCGCCCGATTCGCTAGCATTTGCGCGGGCCGCGCTATCATCGCCTACTAGTTCGGCTAACAAGTCCGTCGCGTCAACTGTAACAGCGTCGTCATTGCCTAGCATCATTCCTTTAAGTTGCGCCATTATTTGCTGCTTTATGTCGTCGCTATCTTTCACCGTCTCAATCCTTTTAGTTTCCCTAAACATGTCAACGCCGACGACCGTCCCCAAAGTTTTAACGGCGGCAACGCGAACGGCGTCGCGGTCGCTATTGGTAGCAACGTCAACCAAGGTTGAAACGACTAGGGCCTTCAATGATTCAAGCGAATGCGATGCCGCCTCCGCTTTTGCCCGTTCTAATGCCTGAATGGTAGTTATTACCTTAGTGCTATGCATAAGCTTGCTCGCATTCACGTTTATTGTGTTGGCCTTTGCGTTCGTATCATAGGCCGCTCTGTATGCATCGGAAGCGTTCATGCCTTCAATTACTATTTTCTCTGCGAACTTGCGCTGTTTTGATGTCAGGCCGGATTTACCTATACCAATGGCAGAACCGATGCCTTTGGTCTGTATAGCGTCTATTGCATTACTTAGTTCTTTCCTTGTTACTTGTTTCATATAAATGCACCGATTCTAGCGGGCGGGCATCGATGCCCAACGGGCGCAATATACCAGAACATAAGCAGAATAAATAGTCAAAACCTATGAAAACCTGGCTTTTGATATAAACATACAATCAATGAATACAATATATTTTATGCTTTAAGGTATTGCAATCGATTGCATTCTCTGTCAGGATTCTACTCATGCGCTGCATTCAGTAGCGCGCTAACAGGAGGTTACAAAATGAATAAGTCACAACAGGCAACGATTGACGCAATCACTAAGTCAATGACTAGACTTAATCAAGAAATCAAAATTTCTGAAATTGACGATAAAAACTATTTTGTTTCATTCAGTATTGAAGTCGGCATGCCCAATGACGAAGGAACTGCCGCAAGTTTGATCTGCCGCGACAGAAGGCATTTTTTTATCGGTAAGCGTGGCGGCATTAAATTGGTTAGCGTAAGTCAATCAATGAAAAGCAAAACTTTTTATACCGGCAACAAAATAGGAAAAAAAGTTAATTTTTTCGACGCTATTCATACTTTAGCTTATTAACGAACTAAGGATTAAAACATTATGAAAACATCATACTTATTAATGATTGCAATGCTTTTGTTTTGCGTTTGGTCATTGTTTTTCACTTTTAAAGGTTTATTTTTCTACGCTATCGCTTCAATGATTGTTAGTACTGTTTTATACATTGCGGGCATCGCTTCAGAGAAAGAAGGAGATTAAAAATGATTATATTCAATTATGCAAGTAAAAAAGAACTTAAGGCCGCTATTGGTTCACCATTGCACTACATTGAAACGTCGGTTTTTGGGCCTGAATATAAGGCCGATGGACTGCTAACGGGCGCAAATAGGCCGCACATTACCAACAAAGGCCGCGAATTTTTCGCGAATGTAGTTATGCAAAACGGTCTAATCAAGTCTGTTAAATAGGTGAAAACAATGATATCTGAAATTATCGCGGGCATTTTTGGGTTCTTTGTACTTTGGGCATTTCTCTTTTTGTTGCTTTCAATCTAAGGGTTAACTATGAAAACTACTTTATCAGTCTACGATTTTATTGAAGCTTTTAAACTTGCGGGCCGCGAAAACCAATTCAGTCGCGAGGGCCTTGAGATAATTTTCAATTATTTGGAAGAAATGAATTCAGATTATGAACTTGACGTCGTCGCTATTTGCTGCGAATTTTGCGAAGCAACTCCACAACAAATAGCAAAAGATTATCAGATTGAAATAGAAAACGACGGTAATGAACTTAGCAACGTACGGGATTATTTATTTGATGAAACGTCGGTAATTGATACGACCGAAGCGGGCACAATAGTTTTCATTCAATTCTAAGGGTTTATAAAATGCAAATTATCATTGAACTAAAATCGGTTTACGGTCTTCAGACTTATTACCCGTATTGCGAAAAATCTAAGCTTTTCGCGAAAATAGCGGGCACGAAAACATTGACCCGACATGCGTTAACTGACATCAAAAGCTTAGGTTATGAAATACACATAAAAACCGAAGTACCCGACTTTGTATAAACCTATTGTTTTTTTTCCCTCCCGATGCAATACTTGCGTCGGGTTTTCCCTATTACTTGCGAGAACATAATGAAAACATTCGATTACATTCAGGATCCGGCCCATGGTTGGATTAAAACCCCGATTAAATTACTGGTTGAATTGGGTATCTATAAAGAAATTTCTCACTATTCATATTACCGCGACGGGTTTGCTTATCTTGAGGAGGATTGCGACTTGACCCGCTTTTTTAATGCATTTAATGCCCGCTTCGGTTTTGATCCTAAGTTGCGCGAACGCGTGGCACGAATGAAGCGTTCAAAAATTCGTTCTTATTACTGCTATACGCCCGCAATTGTCGAAAATTTAATAAACATGGGTGCCGTATGAAAATCACATTTATTGCAAAATCAGGTAACAGAAAAACGGGCGCAATACCTGTTACTTATAGTCAACGTGAGACGTGCCCGCCTTCGTGCGCGCATTATAGAAGTGATTGTTACGCAGAGGATTTTTATACCCGCATGGCATGGGATAAAGTACCTGCGCGCGGTAAAGAACTTGACGAATTATGCGCAGATATAGCGGCCTTACCTGCGGGCACATTATGGCGACATAATGTCGCGGGCGACTTGGCGGGCATCGGTGAAAGCGTTGATGCATTCGCATTAGGTGAACTAGTGAAAGCGAATTTCGGAAAACGCGGGTTTACTTATACTCACAAAAAATCTGCCGACGCTATTAAGTGGGCCAAACATGCTACCGATTGGGGTTTCACCGTTAACTTATCCGCCGACGACGCGGGCGAAGCGGATATATTGGCCGCTTATGACATGCCCGTTGTCTGTATTGTGCCAATTGATACGCCCGAACGCACGACAACGCCCCAAGGCCGCCCGATAGTAGTATGCCCTGCACAAACCCACGACGACAAAACCTGCGCCGATTGCGGCCTCTGCGCCCGTTCAGACCGTAAAGTAATTATCGGTTTTCGTGCCCACGGAACGCGGGCCAAAATAGCGGATCAAAAAGCCCGTAAAGTCATTCCAATTGCGCGGGCGTAAAGCGTAATTTGATTATTATTGTGAAAACTTGACATTCAGGCCCGCGAATTTTGCGGGCCAGTACGCATGGGCCTATACGGGTGAGCTTTTATGGGTGAGTTCTGATAGGTGCGTCCGGCAACGGGTGAGTCTAGCAATAGGTGAGTCATTAACTAAGGAGAGTGAACAATGATTACAGATGCAACATTGATATTAAAAATATGTGAGCTGTATCGCGTAAAGCAAAGCACACAGCGAGTGAGCGAAATACTAGGAATAAGTGAGTCTAGTGTTAAGCGGGTAATTAATGATTGGTTTGAATGAGGAGATTAGACGATGAATGATTTACTTGTGATTGCAGATCATCCGAACACTTGCCCTCATGATGGTACGCGCACAGAATTTTTGTCGCACCACAGAGGAGAAGCAGATAAGGGAGAAGCAGAAAGCGGATATTCAGTAGAGCTATGCCCAACCTGCAAAAAAATATTTCATTTTTGGAATGAATAGGAGATTACAAAATGCAACTTAGAGCGAACGACGAAGATACATGGATGGAAACCATTTGGGACGCGCTGTTTAAATACCGCGATAACTGCATACCTGAAGGAGATGCAAAATACGATGCCGAATGGAGCGATATATGCACCGCTATGGCATGGTTAGAAGAAGAGCTGCTAGACTGCCCGCATGAATCCTAACCCACACGCTATGTTTGCCCTCTACATTTTAGAAGATGTAGATGGCAACATTCGCGTTATATCTGATTGGAGCGGTACAGGTGAGCGATGCCTGAACTTAGGTGTTGAGATCATGCAATCGCTCTCTGCCATTCAACCATTCACTGAGGGCGCGCTGTCACTTGGACTGGCGCACCGTTCTGACGTTGAGCATTGATGGTATGGGTGAGGCTCTGCGTAAATTGAAACATGCCAACACGCATGTGGAAGTCGTTAGCATCCTCGCCCGTTCTATCGCTCATCCAAGTAGGCCAGCCGATTTTCTGCGCAGCCTCTTGTCCCGTCCCGCTCGCATCATTATCCGCAATGACTATGCCGCGCTCTAATCCAGACGCTACCTTCACCATGTTACCTGCGGAAAAGCACACATGAAGAGTGTATCTATGCTTCATTTGCTTCAGCGCCGCGCGTACAGACAGCGCAGTCGCGTATCCCTCGCACACAATATTTACGCCTTTATTGTCGAAGGTAAATGTGGCACCGCTTGTACGCTGTCCGTACAGAAACTTCTTGCCACCGTCGGCATCGATCTGCTGCAAACCGACCAGGCTACCTGCCACCCTCATTGGGATCAGAAGAACAGGCTTACCTTCGTGCCACAAAACATTACCCTGCTCGTCTGGGAAGCCTTTCTTCTCAAGGTATGGGTGAGTAGCAAACCCACTGCCGTTAAGCATAGCAATGGCGCGCTTGATTGCTGCTTGCTGGTGCTTACGCCGTTCATCCTCCGCTTGACGTATGGATGCCAGATACACTGATTTGGTTTTAGTTGCTACAGGTGAGTCCGGCTTCCATATAGACACAACTGTTGACGTTGCATGATTCTGTACAAACCCATGCGTACCCATAAACTTCACCGCACCATTCTTTTTGTGCGGGTGATCCTCAGTTGGAAACCGTTTCCATACGCCTGCGGGTGGATAGTCATGAATAACAATGCCGTGACTGCGGCAGAAATCTAAGAATTCCATTATCTTTTTCCTTTCGAGCGC